ATGACGACACACGCACCCCTGCCCGATACAGCAACAGTCTCGGCTCGCATCGCTCAACTTTCCCTGTTGCCCATGGACTGCATCTGGGCAATGTGGGACGAGCATTTCGGTCAGCGACCGAATCACCATCACCGTACCTGGCTGGAGAGCCGACTGGCTTACAAGCTCCAGGAGCGGGCTCTTGGCAGTCTCAAGGTATCGGTACGGCGCAAACTGGAGAGCATCGGCGAGACCGGAGTGCTGCCCAAGAATCTTCAGCGCGAAGCCGATCGCCTACTGCCGGGCACGATCCTGACCCGCATCTATGATGATGTCGAACACCATGTTCTGGTGCGCGGCGTGCGCGACTTCGAATACCGAGGGCAGCGCTTCACGAGCCTGACGGCAGTGGCCAGGGTAATCACAGGATGCCCATGGTCAGGTCCGCTATTTTTTGGACTCAAGACGCGCAGCAAGCAGGAGGCACCATGAGAGCGAACCGCACCATAGCGACGCCTTCGTCGACGATCGTCCCCAAAAAACGCTGTGCCATCTATACGCGCAAATCCACCGACGAAGGACTGGACCAGGAGTACAACAGCCTGGACGCGCAACGGGATGCTGGCTTGGCATTTGTCGCCAGCCAGCGCCACGAAGGCTGGGTTGTCGTTGGCGATGGCTACGACGACGGTGGCTATTCCGGCGGCAACTTGGATCGTCCCGGCCTCAAACGCCTCATGGCCGATATCGATGCCGGCGAGATCGATATTGTCGTGGTGTACAAAATCGATCGCTTAACTCGAGCCTTGTCAGACTTTGCCAAACTGGTCGACGTTTTCGATCGCAACGGGGTGTCGTTCGTCTCCGTCACCCAGCAGTTCAATACCACCACCTCCATGGGGCGGCTCACACTCAACATTCTGCTGTCCTTCGCCCAATTCGAGCGTGAGGTGACTGGTGAGCGCATCCGCGACAAGATAGCTGCCAGCAAGGCCAGGGGAATGTGGATGGGTGGCATGCCGCCACTCGGGTACGACGTCGTCGAGCGCAAACTGGTCGTCAATGCCGCCGAAGCCGATCTGGTGCGCGGCATCTTCTGTCGGTATGCCGAGCATGGTTCTGCGGCGCAGCTTGTCCGCGAGCTTGCCATCGAAGGCCAGACCACGAAGTCCTGGGTCACGCAGGGTGGCCTGCATCGCCCTGGTCGCCCGATCGATCAGCAATACTTGTTCGCCATGCTGCGCAACCACATCTACCTTGGCGAGATGGTGCACAAGGGCGAAAGTTATCCGGGGCAGCACCAAGCGATCGTTTCTCCAGAACTCTGGAATGCCGCCCACGCTTTCATCGAACGGCGAAAGCAGGGCCCGCGCGGGCATCGCACGGAACACCCAGCATTGTTGGCAGGTCTGCTGTTTGCACCCGATGGGCAGCGCATGATTCACCATTTCACCAAGAAGAAAAACGGACGGCTCTACCGCTATTACGTGCCCTACCTGCACAAGCGGCGCAATGCCGGGGCCACATTGCAGCCCGGTACGGAAGATATCGGGGCCCTCCCAGCTGCCGAGATCGAGAATGCAGTCCTCGAACAAATTCACCTGGCGCTCCGCTCGCCGGAGATGCTCGTCGCCACATGGCGTGCCTGCCAGAGGCATCCTGCCGGCGCAGATCTTGACGAAGCGCATGTGGTGATCGCGATGCAGCGAATCGGCGCCGTGTGGGAGCAACTCTTCCCGATTGAGCAGCAACGTATCACGCAACTGTTGATCGAGCGCATCCAAGTGCACGGGCAAGGGTTGGACATCCTTTGGCGCGAGGATGGGTGGATCGGCCCGGGAGCAGACATTGCACGGCATCCTCTGGTCGAGGAAATGAAGGAGTCCCCGGAGGAGTCTTACGCATGAGAACTACGGCGAAACCAACCATGAGAGCTGACAATCCCCGACTGCGCAGCGTCCGTATCGACATCGGCGGCGATGCCCGCAACTACACCACCGGCCAACAGCGGGTGACGGTGGTGCCGCTCACCATCCGTCGCAAACAGAACCGCAAGGTCATGATTCCGCCGGCCGGTGATGACTCGTTGCTGGGTGCAGGTGGCCACGATCTGCCGATGATCAGGATGTTGGGCAAAGCTTTCTACTGGCACCGCCTGCTCGATGAGGGGCGATATCCCTCCGCGAATGACTTGGCCCGTTCATTGAAGCTTGAGCCTGGTTGGGTGGCGGAAGTTTTGCGCTTGACCACGCTGGCACCGGACATCATTGAGTCCGTTCTCGACGGCCGCCAGCCCCGTGATCTGAATCTTCACACCTTGCGCGGCCGCCGTGACCAACTGCCACGTGATTGGGGCGAGCAACGCAAAGCGCTGGGGTTCGCGAACTGAACCACTGACGCCAACAAATTTGCCACGACGGCGAGCCCTGTGCTCGCCGTTTTCGCTTCTACGACCCCGGCAATGGCGAACCAGAAGTTTCCTCGTGGTTCGCCATTCCGTCCCTCTTATGTTCGCCACTGAAATTTTCCAATGACACCTGTTCCTCAACAACGTCATTGGAGGTTTATATGCCGACACCGGCAAGCAACATCCCTCGGTCGTCCCACCCGGCGATCAACAGCTTGGCACCTGGCGACCGCCGGGTCCTGAACGAAAACGAGCTTGCACAGCGTTGGGGTCTCAGCCCCAAAACATTACAGCGCTGGCGCAGCGAAGGTCGCGGACCTCGCTACCTCAAGTTGTCGAAAAGAGTCAGCTATCCCCTCGAAGCCGTCATCGACTTCGAATATAGCGCGCTGCACGACTCGACTTCCGAGCGCGTGGCGAAGGCAGGAGGGCAAGCATGATGACTTCCGACACATCTCCTGTCGATATCGAGCAGGCCATGCCATTGGCCGAAATGAGCGTTGCTCAGATCGCCGCGCTGCAGCCAGCACAACTGCAAGAGGCACACACCAATCTGCTGACCCTGCAGTCCTTGGTCAAGGGCGTGCTCGATCGTTTCCATGCTGCGCTCGATCAACGCTATTCCGAGCAGGCCACGGCAATCAGGCAGGCATCCGGTAAGGATTTCGGCGTTTGCCATCTCTCTGATGGGCCACTGCGCATCACGGTCGACGTTCCCAAAAAGGTCGTCTGGGATCAGCCACAACTGGCCGAGATCGCACAGCGCATCGCCGCTGCCGGCGACAAGGTCGGCGACTACATCGACACCGACTACTCGATTTCCGAGACCCGCTTCAACGCCTGGCCGACGACCCTCAAGGAGACGTTCGCCAAGGCCCGCACCGTCAAACCCGGCAAAACCAGCTACCGCATTGCCTTAGTACAGGAGCATCACGAATGAAAACCCCGACCCTGCATCAATCCCTGCAAGCCAAGCTCGGCGCCTATTCCGGCGAACACCTGACCGCCGCGATCCGTTATCAGGATCGCTACGGCAATCTGGTGGAGAAGCCCCTGCTCGACGCCACCCTGGATGAAGTGGCCTTCGCTATCCAGACCCTCAATGCCGAGAGTGCGAGCATTCACCGCCGCCGCAGCGCACTCGACAGCCTCTACACCCTGGCCCGTGAGAATGGCTGCCTCGGCTCGGACACGGTTGGCGTAGTCGCGGTGGAGGTGACGAAATGAACCAGATCGTCGCCTTCGACTTCGAGTCGCATAACGTCCGTGTCGTCCTCGGCCAGGATGGCGAGCCCCTGTTCGTTGCTGCAGATCTGTTGTCCACTCTGAACCTCGATCGCAAAGCACTGGAGCGCCTGGACGATGACGAAAAGGGGGTGAGTTCAATTCACACCCCTGGCGGGCAGCAGGAGATGACCGTGGTCAACGAGTCCGGTCTCTTCAACTTGGTGCTCGGCAGCCGCAAGCCCGAAGCCAAGCGCTTCAAGCGCTGGGTGACCCACGAGGTGCTGCCCTCGATCCGCAAGACTGGTTCCTATGCCGGGCCCGGCTCCGTGGCTGCACTGACGGCGCTCACCCAGGACCGCGTCACCGCCATCCTGATGATCGGCGAGGCGGTGGCGAAGGTGCCCGGTGTCAAGCAGGGCATCGCCATGGCGGCAACGCTTACCTGCATCCAGGAGAACACAGGATTGTCGGTGGAGACGATGCGTCGGGCGCTGCCCGCTTGCAATGATCCTCTGGCGGCGGTGAACCCGACGAAGCTCGGTGAGCAAATCGGTCTGTCGGCCAGGGCGGTCAACCTCCGGCTGGCTGCTCTGGGATTCCAGAACCGCAACGACCGTGACGAGTGGGAACTGACCGATGCCGGCCAGGCATGGGGCGAAGCACTGCCGTACTCCCGCAATGGGCATTCCGGCTACCAGATCCTCTGGCGGCCTGAAGTCGCCGAGCTGCTCAAGGAGGCCGCGTAATGTCGCTACCCATCATTTCAGCCGACGAGCGGAGGCGCGAGCGGTACAGCGCCAAGGTCGGCCTGGTTGGTTTCCCTGGCGTCGGCAAGACCACCCAACTCAAGACCCTGCCGGCCGATTCGACGCTGTTCGTCGATCTCGAGGCTGGCGATCTCTCGGTGCGCGACTGGCCGGGTGACACGGTGCGGCCACGCACTTGGCAAGAATTCCGCGATCTCGTGGTGTTCCTCGCCGGCCCGATGCCAACCGCCACTGCTGAACAGGCGTTCTCGCAGGCCCACTTCGAGCATGTCTGCGCCCGCTATGGTGACCCGGCACAGCTGGCCAAATACGACACCTACTTTGTTGACAGCCTGACCGTGCTCTCGCGCCTGTGCTTCGCCTGGTGCAAGACCCAGCCGCAGGCCTTCAGCGAGAAGAACGGCAAACCGGACAGCCGGGGCGCTTACGGCCTGCTGGGCCAGGAAATGATCACGGCGCTCACGCACCTGCAGCACGTCCGGGACAAGCACGTCATCTACGTCGCCATCCTCGAGGAGAAGACCGATGACTTCAACCGGCGCTACTACCAGTTGCAGTTGGAGGGCAGCAAGACCGCGCTGGAGTTGCCCGGCGTACTCGATGAGGTCGTGACCCTGGCCATCCTCAAGGCCGACGACGGCACAACCTACCGGGGTTTTGTAACCCGCGCCGACAACACCTTCGGCTATCCGAGCAAGGACCGCAGTGGCCGCCTCGACGCTATCGAGGAGCCGGATCTCGGCAAGCTCATCCAGAAATGCCTCGGCACCCAGAGCAACTGAGGCCGCAGGCCAATCCATCGCATTGACCCAATTCAAGGAGAAACACATGAACCAGAACACATGGCAGGACTTCAACGATGCAGAACAGCAACAGGGCTTCGATCTCATCCCCAAGGGCGCGCTCGTCAAGGTACGCATGACGATCAAGCCGGGCGGCCACGACGATCCTACCCAGGGTTGGACCGGGGGCTATGCCACCGAGAGCTTCGACACCGGCAGCGTCTACCTCGCCTGCGAGTTCGTCGTGCTGGAAGGCCCGTTTGCCAAACGCAAGATGTGGTCGAACATTGGCCTGCAATCCCGGAAAGGGCCAGCCTGGGGTCAGATGGGCCGCAGCATGATTCGCGGCATCCTCAATTCCGCCCGCAATGTCTCGCCTCAGGACAACTCACCCCAAGCCGCCACTGCCCGGCGCATCAACGGCTTCGCCGACCTGGATGGCATTGAGTTCCTGGCCCGCGTGGATGTCGAGAAGGACGCCAAGGGCGAGAGCCGCAACGTGGTCAAGCTGGCCGTCGAACCCGATCACAAGGACTACGCGGCGCTGATGGGCATGGCGCCCAAGGTGCCGAACGGCGGCAGTTCCGGTGCACCTGCGCAGGCGAATCCGTCTCATGCGACTCCTCAGCGTCCGGCTGCAACCGGCAAGCCGGCCTGGGCACAGTAGGAGCGTGGGCATGAACGGAAAACGTTGTGGCAATTGCCACCATCTGGATCCAACAAGTGCCAGCGACATTGGCGGCTTGCGTATCGCTCGCTGCCGCCATCCGAAAGGTGTGCGCATCGGCACGACTGCCATTCGAAACGACTATGTCGAATTGGATGCTTTCTGCGCTGAGCACGTCGTCCGTGCCCGGCGTGGAGTGCAGCCGGGAGGTGGCCATGTATGAGCGGAAAGTGTTGGGTCTGCAAACGACAGGCCAGGGGCTTCGGCTATTCCGACAACCAGCATCGCATCGGCAACCCTCGTCGCTACCCCGTCGACTGGGTGTTCTGCTCCCGGCGCTGCCAGGACGCGTTTCACGCACTGTATGGCAAGTGGCTGCGCGTCAAGGATGGCGGCAAGGACATCAGGGAGGTCGTCATGATCGATCCGTCTGATGTCGAGTTGGCTGCCATGCGCAGTTGTCTCAAAGCGTTCGGCGAGGCAGCAGGCGCGATCGGATTCACCAAGCCGCTCGGTGACTACTCCGAAGCCGAGGCGCTGCGCGTGATCGATGCCATCGTGACCTGCTACACCGACGCAATGGTCGTGCACCACGAGGCGACCAAATTCCCACCGGTGCGGGGCATGGCGCCTACCCCCGATCCGCTGGCGAGTCCGTTCGCCGATCTGGAGGATGACCTGCCCTGGGAAGACGGGAAGGGAGGTAAGTCATGATGGACTTCAACTCCTCTTCCAGCATTTCTGGACAGATCACCACATTGGTCGATGCCGGAATGCAGCGCGTGCGTTCCACTGCGGTGCAGCGTGAGTACCTGGGTGCTTCGCGCCTCGGGGCGTCATGCGAACGTGCCCTGCAGTACGAATTTGCCAAGGCTCTGGTCGATCATGGCCGTGACCATGATGGGCGCTTGTTACGCATCTTCGAGCGCGGCCACGTCATGGAGGACTGCATGGTCGAGTGGTTGCGGGCAGCCGGGTTCGATCTGCGCACCCGTAAACCCAGTGGCGATCAGTTCGGTTTCTCGGCGGTCGGCGGACGCCTGCAGGGGCACATCGATGGCGTCATCGTTGATGGCCCCGAGGGCTTTGCTTACCCAGCTCTCTGGGAGTGCAAGTGCCTCGGCTCGAAGTCCTGGCGTGACCTCGAGAAAAACCGGCTGGCCGTGGCCAAGCCGATCTACGCCGCGCAGGTAGCGATCTACCAGGCCTATCTGGAGTTGCATGAACAGCCGGCAATCTTCACGGCGATCAATGCCGACACCATGGAGATCTACACCGAACTGGTGCCGTTCGATGCGGCACTGGCCCAGCGCATGTCCGACCGCGCGTTGAAGGTGATCTCGGCCACGGATGCTGGAGAGTTGCTGCCACGCGGCTTTCTCGACCCCGCCCATTTTGAGTGCCGGATGTGCGCATGGCAGGACCGGTGCTGGAGGAATACACCATGAACCTTTCATCTATTGCCGATGTGCTTGGCGAGCGCTTGGTCGATGCGAGCGAGGCGGCCCATTGCCTGAATCTGCCGATGTACTTGCTCACCCACCCCAAGGAGCGTCAGCGGCTGGGCATACCGCATTATCGGGTCGGCAAGCTCGTGCGCTTCAAATTGCAGGAGCTGGAAGCTTGGATGCTGGCACAGGGGGGCGCGTCGAATGCTTGATTTCAACGATGCCCCTGCTGAGTTGCCACAGGACAGTGGGGTGCCCCGTGAGTCGTTGCGAGCCGATCTCGTCGCTCGACTGGAATCGGTCCTGGCCACACTGTTCCCTGCCGGCAAGAAGCGCAAAGGGAAATTTCTCATCGGCGATGTGCTTGGCAGCCCCGGCGATAGCCTCGAGGTTGTCCTCGATGGTGAGAAGACCGGGCTGTGGACCGATCGTGCAACCGGTGATGGCGGTGACATTTTCGATCTTATCGCGGCACATTTGGGTGCCAATGTGCAGACAGATTTTCCGCGCGTGCTACAGCATGCCGCTGATCTGCTTGGCCAGTCGCCCCCGGTTCCCTCTCGCAAGACCAAGAAGGAAGCCCCGGTCGACGAACTCGGCCCGGCCACCGCGAAGTGGGATTACCACGATGCAGCCGGTAGTCTGATCGCAGTTGTTTACCGTTATGACCCGCCCGGTCGCAAGAAGGAATTCCGACCGTGGGACGCAAAACGCCGAAAGATGACGCCGCCAGAGCCGCGTCCGCTCTACAACCAGCCGGGCCTGGCCTCGGCCAGTCAGGCGGTGCTGGTCGAGGGCGAGAAATGCGCCCAGGCGCTCATCGATGCGGGCGTCACTGCCACGACGGCGATGCACGGTGCGAATGCCCCGGTGGAGAAAACCGACTGGTCGCCGTTGGCCGGCAAGTCCGTACTGATCTGGCCTGACCGCGACAAGCCGGGCTGGGACTATGCGACGCAAGCAGCACAGACCATCCTGTCGGCGGGCGCGAAAACCTGCCACATCCTATATCCGCCAGAGGAGGCAGCCGAGGGGTGGGATGCGGCCGACGCCATCGCCGAGGGCTTTGACGTTGCGGCATTTCTCGCTCATGGCCCGCGCCTGCAGATGCACGACATCACCGTTGATGCCGATCCTGTGGCCAGCAGCGACGAGTCGGTCTGGGGTACGGAGGATGCGCTGGCGCTGGCCTTCACCCGGCGCTACCACAGGGACTGGCGCTACGTGGCGACCTGGGGCCGTTGGCTGGTGTGGGACGGTAACCGCTGGCGCACCGAGGACACACTGGCCGCCACTGATCTGATCCGCAGCGTTTGCCGGCATGCCGCTGTGCGTGCCGAGAATCCCAAAGTGGCGGCTAAGCTCGCCAGCGCGAGTACGGTCGGTGGCGTCGAGCGGCTGTCACGCGCAGACCGCAGACATGCTGCCACCACCGAGGAATGGGATGCCGATCCCTGGCTGCTCAATACCCCGGGCGGCGTGGTTGATCTCAAGACCGGCAGACAGCGTTCACATGACCGTGCTGACCGGATGACGAAAATCACCACGGCCACGCCCGGGGGCGAGTGTCCGACCTGGCGTCAATTCCTCGACGAGGTCACGGGTGGTGACAAAGAGTTGCAGAGCTACTTGCAGCGAATGGTCGGTTATGCACTCACCGGCTCGACGCGAGAGCATGCGCTGTTTTTTCTGTACGGCACGGGCGCGAACGGCAAGTCGGTGTTCGTGAACACGCTGGCCACCATCCTCGGCGACTACGCGACCAACGCGCCGATGGACACTTTCATGGAAACGCGCACCGACCGGCATCCGACCGATATGGCCGGGTTGCGCGGCGCACGCTTCGTGGCAGCCATCGAAACCGAGCAGGGGCGACGCTGGGCGGAATCGAAGGTCAAGAACCTGACCGGGGGCGACAAGATCTCCGCGCGTTTTATGCGCCAGGACTTCTTTGAGTTTTTCCCGCAGTTCAAGTTGTTCGTGGCGGGCAACCACAAGCCGGCCATTCGCAACATTGACGAGGCGATGAAGCGGCGACTGCACCTGATCCCGTTCACGATCACCGTGCCCCCCGAGCGTCGTGACAAGCATCTCCAGCAGAAATTGCTGGCCGAGCGTGACGGCATCCTGGCCTGGGCGGTGCAGGGCTGTCTTGACTGGCAACGCCTGGGGCGGCTCGACCCTCCTCAGCGGGTCGTGGAGGCAACCGAGGAGTATTTCGAAGCCGAGGATGCACTGGGCCGTTGGCTGGAGGAGTGTTGCGTGCGCGAGCCCAACGCCAAGTCGCTGACTGCCGAACTGTTCACCGACTGGAAGCAATGGTCGGAAGCGGCGGGCGAATTCAGCGGGTCGCAGCGGCGCTTTTCCGATCTGCTCATCACACGCGGCATTGAGAAATGGCGCAACAGCGTGGGTGTGCGGGGATTTCAGGGGATCGGTCTCAAGAACCCACCTGCACCCGCCTACACCCCCTATGCCGACAACTGACGCTCATGAAAAATCATCTGTCTGACGCAGCCGACGCTCTTTCACGTAACTCACCACACGTGTGCGCGTGCGCGCCTCATGGAATGTTTCGACAAACCGTGTCGGCTGCGTCAGACCAAAACGAAAAAGGACTGAACACATGAACACGACGATCCTGGCCCTCGATCTGGGCACGACAACCGGGTGGGCGCTGCATCACCTGGACGGCAGCATCATCAGCGGTACGGAGTGCTTCAAGCCGCAGCGCTTCGAGGGTGGCGGCATGCGCTTCCTGCGCTTCAAGCGCTGGCTCAACGAACTGCTGTCGGCGAGCCAATCCATCAACGCGGTGTACTTCGAAGAGGTAAGGCGTCACGCAGGCGTGGATGCCGCCCATGCCTACGGCGGTTTTATGGGACACCTCACCGCGTGGTGCGAGCACCAGAACATTCCGTACCAGGGCGTACCCGTCGGCACGATCAAGAAACACGCTACCGGCAAAGGCAATGCCGGCAAAGAAGAGGTGATCGCAGCCGCACGGTCACGTGGTCACGCCCCCAAGGACGACAACGAAGCCGATGCCCTGGCACTGCTGCACTGGGCCATCGAGACGCAGGAGGTGTGACGTGAAGATCCCGGCACAGCAATACCGTTGTCCCCTGGGCCGCAGCACGCAGCGCGTTGAACCGGACAGCATCAAACGCGAAGGCTGGCGCGATCAACACATTCTGGTCGTGGCCGAGGACGACGACCGGTTGGATTTCGTGGAACGTGAATTCGTTCGGCAGTTGGGTGAACGACTGTATGGGGAGAAGCGCCGTGGCTGAATGGACAACAGAGGATGTGGCCGCGAGGTTTGCCGAGGCCGCCGAGACCGGGCGTCGTCTGCCTCGCGTCAAAGTGCAGGGCTACTTCAACGTCTGGCCTGCCTTCGCTCGGGAGGTGTGGGAGTCCAGTCCTGATGACGATCACGCCTATCGCCCCATGCCTCCCGCGCCACAGGCCATCGACCAAATGATGGAGACGATGCGCTGGGTGCTGTGGCTGGAGGAGGAGCAACGTCACCTCATATGGATGCGTGCCAAGCAATACGAATGGAAGTTCATTTGTCGTCGCTTCGGCTGCGAGCGAACTACCGCATGGCGACGTTGGCAACGGGCACTGCAGATCGTTGCGGCACGGCTCAATGAGTAGGCTTATCGCATAATAGTGATTTGACGTGATTTAGCGGCAATGAGCATGCAAGCGCTGCAATCAAAGGCAATGAGCGGATTTTGGCCATGCAACATCTACCCCCGATTTTCGATAGGATGGCAGCTATGATCTGGCGAGCGGTGTGGGTGTGACGCCTACATTGCTTTCAGTCAGAAATTCGACGGGTCCTTCCTGCCCAAAAACCCATGCGGGAGGCGACAGCGCGGCATTTCGATAGCGTCAGGCTGCAAAACGAGGTTACCGGGGGTTACCAGTTACCACCCCGGTTACCACCTGAACCAAGTTACCACCCAATTCTTGACCCGCCCCTGTGGCGGGTTTTTGCATTCTATGACTCAGACACTGAACGTCGAGTACCGGAAGGTCGAGACGCTGATCCCCTTTGCGCGTAATCCCCGCACGCATTCCGATGCCCAGGTGGCGAAACTGGCCGCCAGCATCGTCGAATTCGGCTGGACCAATCCCGTCCTGGTGGATGGAAGTCAGGGGATTATTGCTGGCCACGGTCGCCTTGCCGCCGCCCGCAAACTCGGGTTGACCGAAGTGCCAGTGATTGAACTTAGCCATCTGACGCCAGCGCAGAAGCGTGCCTACGTGATCGCCGACAACCGCCTGGCGCTCGACGCCGGCTGGGACGAAGAGATGCTTGCTGCGGAACTGGCCGAACTCACGGAGTCGGGTTACGACCTGACGCTGACCGGATTTTCCAACGAGGAAATTGAAGACTTACTGGTGGATGGTGGGGAAGGAACGGCCGAGGAATCCTCGGCTGATTCCGACGACGATGCCGCCGACGAGGTTCCTGATACGCCGGTCAATCCGGTCTCGCGCTCAGGCGACGTCTGGCAACTGGGTGTGCATCGTGTGATCTGCGGTGATGCCGCCGATGCCACCGTGGTCGCAACCCTGATGGCCGGCGACAAGGCTGCGCTGTGCTTCACGTCGCCGCCCTACGGCAACCAGCGGGACTATACGAACACCATCATTGATTGGGATGCCCTTATGCGTGGCGTTTTCTCCAATCTACCGATGACTCCGAACGGCCAAGTGCTGGTAAATCTCGGGCTGATTCACCGCGAAAACGAAGTCATACCCTACTGGGACGGCTGGCTCGACTGGATGCGCACGCAGGGCTGGCGGCGTTTTGCTTGGTACGTCTGGGATCAAGGCCCGGGATTGCCCGGCGACTGGAATGGTCGGCTGGCTCCTTCGTTCGAGTTTGTCTTTCACTTCAACCAGCAGGCCCGGCAGGCCAACAAGATCATGCCCTGCAAATTCGCCGGCCAGGAAACCCATCTACGCAAGGACGGCAGTTCTACGGCCATGCGCAAAAAAGATGGAACGATCGGTGGCTGGACGGCTACCGGTACGCCCACTCAGGACACCAAGATTCCCGATTCCGTGATTCGCATCATGCGGCACAAGGGAAAGATCGGACAGGACATTGATCACCCGGCGGTATTCCCGGTGGCGTTGCCAGAGCACATTCTGGAAACCTACACCGACGCTGGCGACATCGTGTTCGAGCCGTTCTGCGGATCCGGCACCACGCTGCTTGCGGCACAACGAACTGGCCGCGTAGTGCGGGCCACCGAAATCGCCCCTGAGTACGTTGATGTGACGATCAAACGCTTCCAGCAGAACTTCCCTGAGGTGCCGGTCACTCTCGTGGCCACTGGCCAGACCTTTAATGCGATTGCCGCAGAACGATTGGGAGCACGGGCATGACGATTTCGTGGCTTGCCGACAAGATCGAGCAGTGGCCGACGGCCAAGCTGGTGCCTTATGCCCGGAATGCGCGCACGCACTCGGATGCACAAGTGGCGCAAATCGCTGCGTCGATTGCCGAGTTCGGATTCACCAATCCGATACTGGCAGGTAGTGACGGTGTGATCGTCGCCGGGCATGGCCGACTGGCTGCTGCACAGAAACTGGGCATCGCTAACGTGCCGGTCGTGATCCTCGACCATCTGACGCCGACCCAGCGTCGCGCTCTGGTCATTGCGGATAACCGCATCGCCGAGAATGCCGGGTGGGACGAGGCCATGCTGCAGGTCGAACTGGCCGATCTCCAGGGTGATGACTTTGACCTATCGCTGACCGGCTTCGATGCCGATGCGCTTGCCGACCTACTGGCTGGCGAAGAGATGATGACTGAGGGGCAGACCGACGAAGATTCCGTTCCTGACGCAGGCCCATCGATAACGCGCCCGGGAGATGTCTGGCTCTGTGGCAATCATCGCGTCATCTGTGGTGACTCGACAGACGCCAGCACTTACGATGCGCTGATGGCCGGCGAAATCGCCGACATGGTATTCACTGATCCACCCTATAACGTGGACTATGCCAACACTGCCAAGGACAAGATGAGGGGAACGGATCGGCCGATCTTGAACGACAACCTCGGCGCTGGTTTTTACGACTTCCTGTTGGCGGCACTGACGCCCACGTTGGCCCACTGCCGTGGCGGCATCTACGTGGCGATGTCATCCTCCGAACTTGATGTTCTACAGTCTGCCTTTCGCTTGTCGGGCGGTAAATGGTCGACGTTCATCATCTGGGCGAAGCACGCCTTCACGCTCGGGCATGCGGACTATCAGCGGCAGTTTGAGCCGATCCTGTACGGCTGGCCAGCCGACGGAACCCGGCACTGGTGCGGTGCACGTGACCAGGGCGACGTCTGGAACATCAAGAAGCCGCACAAGAACGATCTGCACCCGACCATGAAACCGGTCGAGTTAGTCGAACGTGCTGTGCGAAATTCCAGTCGCCCGGGCGACATCGTTCTGGACTCATTCGGCGGATCGGGAACAACCATGATTGCGTCCGAGAAGTCAGGTCGCATGGCCCGGCTGATCGAGTTGGATCCGAAGTACGTCGATGTGATTGTGCGTCGCTGGCAAGACTATGCCGGGGCGCAGGCCACCCGCCAGTCGGATGGGGTGGCGTTTGATGACCTGGTGTCAGAACTGGGCGGTCTTGAAAACCGTGAAGCCGTTGGGTGTGTGGCGAACGAAACGTAGCCACTTGCCGTTCCCGCTTCGCTCGGCAGTAACCCAGAGGTCGTCGGTGCCAGAGATGCGGATTTCCTGACCGGGTTCGAGTCCGTTGATGCGTTGGTCGAGGGTCGTTGTCATTGCGCTCTCCTTTATGCCATCTCGTAGCCGGCGCGCTCGAGGCGCGATGCATCGGCCGGGGTCACGACCCAAAACTCGCCGCGCTCGCCGTCGTGGTCGCCCAGGACAATGCGCATCGGGTAGGTGGCGCGGTTCGCAAAACTCGAGGCGTTGGCCAGGGTGTTGAACCGGAACATCGTGCTTTTGATCAAGGTCTTGAAGGTGCTGGTGGTCATTTGTGTCTCCTGCGGGTTGATCGTTGCGACACCCGTAGTAACGCGCTGTTTGATTGAGAAGCCAAGCGGAAGATTGAACTATTTTCAATCAATCTGCTTAGCCTGATTGGGCACTAGCGGCGACCCGTCACGGCGGTCAGTTTGCTGCGCGCCGAGTCGGTCTGCCACCGGCATGGACCTTTGCCGCTCTTGGCTTCTGCATCCCATCGCGCTGCGATTTCAGCATTCGTCCAGCCCTTGGCGGCGAGGTAGGCGTAATCATCGGCGTCGTAATTGGCATGCTGCTGGAGGGCGTCGTTTGTTTGCATGAAGAGCTCCTTCGGGTTGATTGATGCGACATGCGTATGAACGCGCTGTTCAATCAGAAAGCCAAGTCCTATTCGAATCATTTGTTTGAGTGACGTAAATATCCCGCCACCCGGTCCAGGTTCAAGCAACCCGGTAAATACGCTCGCTGCCCTCGGCCTTATCCGAGGATATTGTTAGCCCGAGTTTTTTCTTAAACGCGCCGGCGAATGTGCCGCGCACCGTGTGCGCTTGCCATCCGGTGGCGTCCATGATCTGCTGGATCGTCGCGCCCTCGGGACGTTGCAGCATCTGGATAACCGTAGCCTGCTTGCTGTTCTCGCGGCGGCGTGGCTTGCCCTCGACGCCAACTTTCAGTAGTTGCTTGGCCGCATTCTCTTTTTCTTGCGCCCAGTTGGCCTCAGCGGTCGACACGGCGGCCTCGATTTCCGGGTCTGGGTGTGTAGTGGCCGGCGTGGGTCGTGCGCGCCCCAGGGCGTTGTAGCCCTCGGCGGCGACGAACCAGTCCTGGCCACCGTTGCTGGTGATCAGGGCTTTATTGAACAAGCCGGCGATGACTTTTTGCCGTGCTCCTCCCTTGACCCATTCGGGGAACCAGTTGAGGCGGCCATCCGGTTGATCCGCCGCGTGGGTCAGAACTTGGTGTTGGGTGTCGGTGACTTTGATGGTGGTGGTCATGTTGATCTCCGTGTAAGAGGGGTGAGGTTCAGTCTTCGAGGACGATGCGTCCGTCCAGCGTGATCCAGAGGCGGGCATCTTCGAGGGTGGCCATTTCGCGCGTTTCGCGACCGGTGGACATCCAGACGCCGTCCTTGCCGGTGAAGGTGTAGGTCTTGCCGTCATGGACGACCTCGACCGGCTTGCCCTGGTGAAACTCGACTTGGATGCCCATCCAGCCGCGCAGGTGATGGTTGGTGTCGATAACCTTGGCCTCGATGCTTTGTTTGCTGTTCATGCTGTCTTCCTCGTGTGTGATGATGGTGATTGCATGAACGCGCTGTTCTGGAGGAAAGCCAAGCACTGAATCGCGTCGTTAAAAGCTTCTGCGATCGGCTTGATGTTCATCATGGGTCTGTCGATACGCGCCTACGCCCGCCATCGCGGCGTCTCTCATGTAGCGGTCAAGAAGGCGATCGATACCGGCCGCATTACGCCGGAGTCAGATGGCACGATTGAACCGAATCGCGCCGATCTGGAATGGGCCCAGAACACGGTGGCCGCCCGAAAGCCAGCCGCTGCAAAACCAGCTACGCCGGCAGCGGAACCGGCTCGCCCGGTAAGTGTTCCAGTCGAACCTGTCGCACCAGCGCTGTCCGCTGGCGGCACCTCGCTGCTGCAGGCCAGGACCGTCAATGAGGTCGTCAAGGCGCAAACCAACAAGGTGCGTCTGGCCCAACTCAAGGGTGACTTGGTCGATCGGTCACAAGCCATCGCCCATGTGTTTCGGCTTGCCCGTACCGAGCGCGATGCCTGGCTCAATTGGCCAGCCCGGATATCCGCCGAGATGGCTGCCAAATTGGAAGTCGACGCGCATGAATTGCATGTCGCCCTGGAGTCTGCCGTGCGCGATCACCTGATCGAACTCGGTGACATGCGGCTTCGGGTGGATTGATGGAACAGGAAGAGTACGAAGGTGCACTCGATATCGAACGCGCCTGGCGGGAGGGGATTGTCCCGGATCCGCTGCTGTCAGTCTCCGAGTGGTCGGATCGGCACCGCATGCTGTCGTCCAAGGCATCTTCGGAGCCAGGCCGCTGGCGCACCAGCCGCACGCCGTATCTGAAGGCGATCATGGATTGCCTGTCGCCGACCTCACCGGTCGAACGCGTAGTGTTCATGAAGGCAGCCCAGTTGGGCGCGACCGAGATGGGCAGCAACTGGATCGGCTACGTGATTCATCACGCGCCCGGTCCGATGATGGCTGTCTGGCCGACCGTGGAAATGGCCAAGCGAAACTCGAAGCAGCGGATCGATCCGTTGATCGAGGAGTCGGCCATCCTCAAGGAACTGATTGCTCCGGCGCGTAGCCGCGACTCGGGCAATACGATCCTGGCCAAGGAATTTCGCGGTGGTGTCCTGGTGATGACCGGGGCCAACAGCGCGGTCGGGTTGCGCTCGATGCCGGTGCGTTACCTGTTTCTCGACGAGGTCGATGGGTATCCGATCGACGTCGATGGCGAAGGCAGTGCGGTGGCACTGGCGGAGGCTCGCACCCGCACGTTTTCACGACGAAAAATCTTCATCGTATCGACGCCGACGATTGCCGGGGTCAGCACCATCGAGCGCGAATTTGATGCCAGTGACCAGCGCCGCTACTTTGTGCCGTGTCCTCACTGTGGCCACCGGCAGTGGCTACGCTTCGAACAATTACGCTGGGAGCGTGATGAGAGCGGCCACCGCCCGGACACGGCGTCTTACGTCTGCGAGTCCTGCGAGGTGCCGATTCCTGAGCATCACAAAACGTGGATGCTGGAGCACGGGGAATGGCGAGCAATGGCTGACGTGCCGAGCAAGACCGCCGGATTCCATTTGTCGAGCCTGTACAGCCCGATCGGCTGGCGTAGTTGGAAGGAAATCGCTGCGGCCTGGGAGAGTGCCATCGGCAAGGAATCCGGATCGGCGGCGGCGATCAAGACCTTCAAGAACACCGAGCTTGGTGAGACGTGGGTGGAGGAAGGCGAAGCACCTGACTGGCAGCGCCTGCTGGAACGGCGCGAGGACTACCGGATCGGCAGCATTCCCGAAGGTGGTCTGCTCCTGACCGGTGGTGGTGACGTGCAGAAGGATCGCATCGAAGCGTCCATCTGGGCCTTCGGCCGTGGCAAGACTGCCTGGCTCGTCGAGCATCGGGTGTTGATGGGTGATACGGCACGTCCGGAAGTCTGGAATGAATTGGCTCGGCTGCTCGACGAAACCTGGACACATGCCTGCGGCGCTTCGATACCGCTGGTGCGATTTGCCTTGGATACGGGGTTTGCTACGCAGGAGGCGTATGCCTTCGTGCGCGCCGTGCGCGATTCCCGCGTGATGGCCGTCAAGGGGGTGGCACGAGGTGCTGCTCTAGTGGGCACCCCGACAGCCGTGGATGCCACCACCGGCGGCAAGAAGCTACGCCGGGGTATCAAGGTGTTTTCGGTGACTGGGGGCATTGCCAAGCTGGAGTTTTACAACAACCTGCGAAAGTCAGCGGACGTCGCCGAAGACGGGGTAAGCCAGATCTATCCGGCCGGATTTGTTCATCTGCCCAAGGTCGATGGCGAGTTCATCCAACAACTGTGCGCCGAGCAACTGATCACGCGCCGGGATCGCAACGGCTTCGCCAACCGCGAATGGCAAAAGATGCGCGAACGTAATGAAGCGCTCGACTGCTACGTCTATGCCCGCGCCGCTGCAGCAGCCTCCGGCCTTGACCGATTTGAAGAGCGCCACTGGCGCGAACTGGAAAAGCAACTCGGGATTGCCACAACCGATCCTCCTGATTTGTCCGATGTGCCCCGTGCCGAGGCCACCCATAGCGGTGGTCTCGCTGTTTCTGGCGTCCGTAATCAAGGGCGTCGCCTGATCCGCAGCCGCTGGCTGACCTGAAACCCACTATCAAGGAACACTTCTCATGAGTCTGCAAACCCAAATCCATAGCCTGGTCATCCGTGTCGCCGATGAGTTCAAGACGGTCTATACCAAGATCGGCAACCTCTCGTCGCTCTCGACCACCGACAAGTCCACCTTGGTCGCCGCTATCAACGAACTCAAAGCCGCGATCGCTGCCGTTGCTGTGATCAACGACCTAGCGCCTGGCAGCACCACCACGACCTTCTCGGCCTCCAAGATTGTCACGCTGCTCGATGATCTGCGTGCCCAGATTCTCGGCGGTGCCGATGCGGCCTACGATACCTTGCTGGAACTGCAGCAAGCCCTGCAAAACGATCAGACCGGCATTGCCGCCCTGACGGCTGCCATCGATAAGCGCGTGCGTTTTGATGCGGCCCAGATCCTCACGGCGCCCGAGCAGTTGCAGGCGCGCAGCAATATCGGTGCGGTTGCCAGCACTGATATCGGCAACACCAGCACCGACTTCGTCGCCATCTTCGAAGCACAGTTGATCGCCTGATCATGAGTCTGGCTTCACAGATCAGCGCACTGGCCAATCGGGTCGCGACCGAGATCAAGGCTCTGGTACGTCCGGATCATCCCGGTATCGCCCGTGCCTGGGTGACGTTCGGCTATACGGGCAGCACAATCCAAATCCGTGCCTCACACAACGTGTCGGGCGTCACACGCCTGGCCACCGGGCGTTACCGGATAACGTTTGCCACGCCGTTTGCCGATGCCAACTATTGCTGGCTGGCCTTTGCTCGTAGCAGCAGCAACTCGGGTAGTTCAGAAACATCACTGGTGAGGTCGACGTCGGACGCCAAGACGCCGAACTACGTCGATGTCCTCTGCGCCAGCAACAAGACAAAACTTGCTGACACCACCGAAATGAATCTGGTGGTGTACCGCTGATGGCACACACCGAAGATCAACTGAGCGCCCTCGAGGCGGCACTCGTCAAAGGGGAGCGCCGCGTCACCTTTGGCGACAAGACCGTCGAGTGCCGGACGGTCGAGGAACTGCAGGCGGCCATCGATGCTGTGAAGCGTGATCTACACGATCAGGCCGTCGCCCGGGGACTATGGCCCAAGGCACCGCGCCAGATTCGCGTCACCACCAGCAAGGGATTTTGATATGGGCTGGTTGAAACGTGTTTCGCGCCGGATGTTCGGCAGCAATCCTCTGCACGAGGCCGTCGGTGGCGGTCGTCGCTCACTGGCCTGGTTACCGGCCAACCCGGGGGCGGTCGCGGCACTGACGGCCACCCAGACCGAACTGCGCACCAAGAGTCGTGATCTCGTGCGGCGCAATGCTTGGGCCAATGCGGCGCTGGAATCCTACGTGGCGAACGCCATCGGCACCGGCATCAAGCCGCAGTCCCTGGTGACCGATGCCACCCAGCGCGAGCGAATCCAGAAACTGTGGCGCGACTGGACACTGGATGCGGATGCCTCAGGGCTGACCGATTTTTATGGTCTGCAAGCACTGGCCTGTCGGGCGATGCTGGAGGGCGGTGAAGCCCTGGTACGGATCCGCTACCGTCGTCCGGAGGATGGCCTAGCGGTCGCCCTGCAACTGCAAGTGCTCGAACCTGAGCATCTACCCGTCACGATGAACACCACGGCAGAAAACGGCAACGTAATTCGTGCCGGCATCGAGTTCGATCGGCTGGGTCGGCGGGTGGCTTACCACCTGTATCGGGCGCATCCAGAGGATGGCGCACTAGCGCCGATGTCTGGCAACGGGGGGGTCGAAACGATTCGCGTCGATGCGTCGGAAATCTTGCATCTGTTCCGGCTGTTGCGTCCGGGACAGATTCGGGGTGAGCCCTGGTTGGCACGGGCGCTGGTCAAACTGAACGAACTGGATCAGTACGACGATGCCGAACTGGTGCGCAAGAAAACAGCCGCCATGTTTGCCGGCTTCATCACCCGGCTCGCCCCTGAAGATAATCTGATGGGCGAAGGTGTTTCGGACGCCAATGGGGTGGCCTTAACCGGCCTCGAACCCGGCACGCTGCAAATCTTGGAGCCCGGTGAGGACGTCAAGTTCTCGCAGCCCGCCGATGTTGGCGCGAGTTACGCCGAGTTCCTGCGCATGCAGTTCCGCGCCGTCGCCGCCGCCATGGGCGTGACCTACGAGCAACTGACCGGGGATCTTACTCAGGTCAATTACTCCTCGATCCGGGCCGGGCTGCTGGAGTTTCGCCGCCGCTGCGAAGCATTGCAGCATGGTGTCATCGTCCATCAGTTGTGCCGACCCATCTGGCAAGCCTTCATTGAGCAGGCCGTGCTGGAAGGTGCGCTGTCTCTACCGGGCTACGCCCGGGGTGGTCAGGCCAAGCGCCGCGAGTATCTGTCCGTTAAATGGATTCCCCAGGGCTGGCAGTGGGTGGATCCCAAGAAAGAGTTTGACGCCATGCTCACCGCGATTCGCGCCGGCCTGTTATCGCGCTCGGAAGCAATCTCGTCCTTTGGCTACGACGCTGAGGATGTCGATCGCGAGATTGCCGCCGACAACGCTCGGGCCGATGCGCTCGGCCTGGTGTTCGAGTCCGACCCGCGACATGACCAGCCAACGGCACCTGTCGCACCGCTACCGCCAGACAATCCGGAGAACCCCTGACATGAATCTTCCTCATCTGGCGTCCCGTCTCTACGGGACGCCGCTTCTGCTCGCCCGAGCCAAACTGGACGTGATCCTCTCGGTGCTGGGCGATCGGGTGAACTGGCCAGAACCTGATCTGGCCGTGCCACTAGCCCATGCCCGGCCGCGTAGTGATGCCCCTGTGGGGATCGCCGTGATCCCGGTGGTGGGTTCCCTGGTGCGCCGCACGATGGGACTGGACCCGGCGTCAGGCTTTACCTCCTACGCCGAAATTGCCAGCATGGTCGACGCCGCCATCAGTGACTCGAGCATCGAGGGCATTGTGCTCGACATCGATTCTCCGGGTGGCGAAGCGGGCGGTGTCTTCGATCTGGGTGAGCGGATCCGTGCGGCCGATACCGTGAAGCCAGTCTGGGCGGTCGCTTCGGACGCGGCCTATTCAGCCGCCTACGCCATTGGCTGTGCTGCTTCGCGCCTGGTCATCAGTCGCACCGGTGGTGTCGGTTCCATCGGCGTGATCGCCATGCATGTTGACCAGACGGCGCGCGACGCCCAGCAGGGCTATCGCTACACCCCCATTACCGCCGGGGAGCAGAAGAACGATTTCTCGCCCCACGAAAAACTTACCCCCGACGCCCATGCCCGTCTGCAGGCCGAGGTCGATCGCCTCTACGGCCTCTTCGTTGCCCACGTTGCCGCCATGCGCAAGCTCGATGGCGATGCGGTGCGTGCCACCGAGGCGGGCATCTATTTCGGTGAGGACGCCATTACTGCCGGGCTGGCCGACGCAGTCGGCAGTCTTGATGTGGTGCTCTCCGATTTCAGCAACTTTCTGGTGGCTCGTCGGGCGCGCGGCCACGCGGTATCCGGTTCCACGCGCTCACTCATCGCAACCCCCTCAACGCTCATGGAGAACACAAGCATGCCTATGACTGATCCTCTCGAAAACCCGCTGACCGATGACCCGGTACAGCGAACCGATCCTGAAACGGAGAAAAACGTCAGCGACGAAGCACCTGCGCCGGCTAATCCGGCAGCGCCCGACGCCCACCGCGCTGAGGCGTTGGCGATTGCCGAACTGTGCCAACTCGCCGGCCATCCCGAACTGACCGCGGCCTTCCTCGCCGAGGGTGTTTCCGAAGCCCACGTCAGGAAAGCACTGCTGGCATCGCGCGCCGACAGCCCGGAGATCCGATCGACGATCGCGCCGGATGCCGCACCACCCCAGCAATCTCAGTCCGCCAATCCCCTGATGGCGGCCGTCAAGAAACTCACCGGAAAGGAATAAGCCATGCCTGTCATTACCGAAGGACTCAACCTCGGCGATCTGCTCAAGTACGAAGCCCCCAATCTCTATTCGCGTGACCCGGTCACGATTGCTGCTGGCCAGAACCTTGGTCTCGGCACGGTGGTGGGTATCGAAACCGCCACGGCCAAGGTGAAGAAGATCGATCCCGCCGCAACCGATGGCACCGAGATCGCCGTTGGCGTACTCGCCACCTCGGTCGATGCCAGTCTCATTGATCGCGAGGACGGGCTTCTGATTGCCCGTCATGCCGTGGTTGCCGACCACGCGCTGATCTGGCCAGCCGGCATCGCCGCGCTGGAAAAAGCCACCGCCATTGCCCAACTCAAGGCCGCCGGCGTGCTCGTTCGCCACGCTGTTTAAAGGAGAAATCACATGCAAAACCCGTTCTCGAATCCCGCCTTCTCGATGGCGAACCTCACGGCCGCCCTCAATCTCCTGCCGAACCGCTATGGTCGGCTGGAATCCCTCAATCTGTTCCCGGCGCGTCCGGTACGCTTTCGCCAGATCCTCATCGAGGAGAAGAACGGCGTGCTCAATCTTTTGCCGACTCTGCCGGTGGGTAGCCCTGGTACCGTGGGGAGCCGCGATAAACGCAAGATGCGCTCCTTTGTCGTGCCGCATATCCCACACGACGATGTGGTGCTGCCTGACGAGGTCCAGGGGCTGCGAGCCTTCGGCTCGGAAACCGAGTTGGAGACCATTGCCGGCGTCATGGCCCGGCATCTGGAGACGATGCGCAACAAGCACGCCATCACGCTCGAGCATCTGCGTATGGGCGCACTGAAGGGCATCATCCTCGATGCCGATGGCTCGACGCTCTACAACCTGTACGATGAATTTGGCATCGCCCCGAAAACCATCAACTTCGCCCTAGCGACTGATAGCACCAATGTCCGCCAGAAGTGTGTCGATGCCCTGGCACACATCGAGCAGAACCTGCTCGGCGAGTTCATGACCGGTGTGCGCTGCCTGTGCTCACAGGAGTTCTTCGAGAAACTGATCGCCCATCCCAAGATCGAGAAAGCCTACGAGAACTTCCAGCAGGGCGCGATCCTGCGCGATGACGTGCGCGCCGGCTTTACCTTCGGCGGCATCGTCTTCGAGGAGTATCGCGGCCAGGCTACGGACGGCAATGGAGCCACCCGGCGCTTCATCGCGGCAGGTGAGGCCCACGTCTTCCCGGTCGGCACTATAGACACCTTCAGCACCTATATGGCCCCGGCCGACTTTAACGAGACGGTCAATACGCTCGGTCAGCCGCTCTACGCCAAGCAGGAGCCGAGGAAGTTCGAACGTGGCACCGATCTGCACACCCAGGCCAACCCGCTACCGATGTGTCATCGCCCGGGCGTACTGGTCAAGCTGACGATGTCGTGATGGTTACGGTCTCTGACCTGTATGCGGCCGCCGGACGGGCCGGTTTGTTGAGCCCGGCAAGCATCGGGGGAGCGGACGTCCTGGTCGACTTCCGTGCGCCCGATGTGGAGGTGCTCGATGGGCTAGGCCTGTCCTCCGACTATGCCATCCGCTATCCGGCCGGTGACACGGTTCTGGATAGCGGGCATGAACTCGTGATCGGCGGGGTGACCTATCGCGTCCGTGAAGTCCGGGCCATTGGTGATGGCTCGGAATGCCGCGCCACCCTGATGCGAATCTGAACGATTTTTTAAGGAATCCTGAAATGAATTCACTGCGCGAACGTCTGCTGCAGGAGATCGTCATGCGCCTGACGCCCTTGGCAATAGCGGAAGGTGCCCAGATCAAACGTTCGCCCACCACAGCGCTGTCGCGTGAAGCGAGTCCGGCGCTGCTGATCTTTCCGGAGGCCGAGTCAATTGCCCAGCGAGCCAACGATCGCATCGAACGGCACCTCGTTATTCGCCTGACAGCGGTGGCAAGGGAGTCACCCATGGAGTCGGCCGAGGCCATTGCCGATCGGCTTCTGGTGGCGAGTCACGGCGTGCTGTTCGCCGATTCGAATTTCGGGGGTCTGGCGCTCGGGCTTCAGGAACTGGATTGCGATTGGGAGATTGAAGATGCCGATGCGACGGCTGCCGCGATCCCTGCGCGCTACCAGATTACCTATCGGACGCTGGTCCACGACCTTTCGGCGCAGGGGTAATCGCATGGAAATTGAACTGCTCAAACCCCACGAGCATGCCGCGACCGCATGCCATCCGGGCGATGTCATTGATCTGGCGGACGACCTCGGCCAATGGCTGTGTTCGACCGGTGTCGCCAGGCAAATTCCCACAGCAACCGCCGATCCCACAGCGGCTGCCAAACCCAGCAAGCAACCGAACCCCACTCAGGAGTAAAGAATGGCCTATTTTTCTGGACAAGGTCGCGTCTTCATCGGCGCGCGAGATATCAATGGCACCCCGCAGGGACTGACCTTCGTCGGCAATGTGCCCGATCTCAAGGTATCGCTGTCCGTCGAAACCCTCGAACATCAAGAGTCCCAATCCGGCCAGCGACTGACCGATTTGCAATTGATCAAGACCAAGAAGGGCGAGTTTGCTTGCACGCTGGAAGAACTGATCCAGTCGAATTTGGAGCTTGCCCTTTACGGCTCCACCACGGTCGTGACCACGGGCACCGTCACCGACGAGCCGTTGATTGCCGCCGCAGAACTCGGCAAGCTCTATCTTTTGGCGAAGCAGAACGTCTCCACCGTCGTGATCAAAGCGGGGGCGGCGACAGTGGCGGCAGAAAAATACACGGTCAACGCCAAACACGGCTCGATCATGTTTAACGACATTACCGGGGTTACCGGTGCCATCGTCGCCAGTTACAGCTACGGCGCGGCCAACGTCACGGCGATGTTTACGCAGCCGCTGCCCGAACGTTGGGTGCGCTTCGAGGGATTGAACACGGCGGACGCCAATAAGGAAGTCGTGATTGACCTCTATCGCGTGGCGATCAACCCGGCCAAGGATTTGTCGGTGATCGGCACTGAACTGATGAAGTTCGAACTGTCGGGCCAAGTGCTGGCCGACCTTACCAAGCCGGCTGCTGGCGCACTCGGACAGTTCGGCCGGATCGTGCTGTTGTGATGGGTAAGAGCACGTTCGCGGCACTGCCGCCGGTCCCGGTGTCCATCGACGTCGCTGGCGAGCACATCGATCTCACACCGCTCAAGGTCGGCGAGGTGCCGGCATTCGCCCGGGTGGTGCACCCCATCGCCGCCAGCCTCTCGGCATCGCCCGACTGGCTGGCGCTGCTGGCCGGACATGGTGAAGCCGTCATCGCTGCTGTCGCCATTGCCACGCGCCGCCCGGCCGAATGGGTAGCCAGCCTCGATCTCGACGAGGCCGTGCGTCTGGCCGAATCCGTGTTCGGGGTAAATGCCGATTTTTTTATCCAGCGCCTGTTGCCGAGCGTAACGCAGGCGGCGGCGCGGATCGGCCAGACACTGGAAAGACCGATGCCTGGAGCCAGGCCATCCAACGTTTGATCGGTGCTGGGCATGCCTACGCCGACATTCTCGACTACACGCTGGCGCAAACCGATGCCTTTCTTGCCGCCATCGACCGGCAGGAGTCCCGGCAATTGTCGAATCTCCTCTCGATCACCGCAACCGGCAGTCAGGGCAGCAGTGAGGCGTTACGTCGAATGATGAAGGCGCTGTCGTGCTGAAACTCTCCCTGACCGCATCGGGGCTACTGGACAAATCCAAGTTGGACGCTTGGTCGCGGCAGAAGCAGGCCGCCATCCACAAGGCGGTTGCAACTGGAATGCAATTAGGCGGCAAGCTTGTGGTCGACGCCGTGCGTGGACGAATGAATGCGGACTTCAGCGTGAAGAAACCGGCGTTTGTGAAATCCCTGCGCGCCAAGGTCTATGACCGCAACCCGGACAAACTGCCTGCCGTCCTCATCGGCTCGAAGATTCCGTGGTTGGGTATCCATGTCCGGGGCGGAACCCTCTCCGGACGGATGCTGATTCCGCTCACGGAGGAAGGTCGTCGTATCGGTCGTCGCGCCTTCAAGCGCGTCATCGATGCATTGATTCGTTCTGGCAATGCGTACTTCATCCGGAAGGGTGGCCGCGCCATCCTGATGGCCGAGAACCTGAAGGAAAACGCCTCGTCGCTGGCACGCTTCAAGCGAGCCGAACGAAAGCGCACCGGTACCAAGAGCGTAAAACGCGGCCAGGAAATCCCGATTGCCGTGCTGGTACCGAACGTCACCCTGAAACGTCGCTTCGATCTGGAGGGGACAGTACGTGGCCAATTGGCCGTCCTGGCCCGATCCATCGAGCAACACCTGAACAAACTCTGAGAGAAATGAATCCGTGACACAGGATCGCGCCCAACTGCTGATTACCGCTGTCGATCAGACCCGGTCCGCGTTCGACTCGATTCGCGGCAACCTGAGCAAACTCGGCGACGAGTCGAACCGCGTCAAGGGCCTGCTGGCAGGTCTGGGTGTGTCGCTCTCAGTGGCGGGATTTGCCGCCATGATCAAAGGCGCCATCGACTCGGCTGATCACCTGAACAAGCTATCGCAGAAAATCGGCATCTCGGTCGAGGCCCTGTCGACCTTGCGCTTCGCCGCGCAATTGTCGGATGTCAGCCTGGAAACCTTGCAGAAGGGCATCAAAGGCTTGTCGCAGAGCATCACCGAGGCCAATACGGGAATCGGTGACGGCGCGCAGGTATTCGAGGCCCTTGGCATATCGGCCAAGAACACCGACGGCAGCATGAAGTCCACCGAAGCCGTTTTGCTGCAGGTGGCCGATGTCTTCGCCAACCTGGAGGACGGTGCGGTCAAGACGGCGCTGGCTGTGAAGCTCTTTGGCAAGAGCGGGATGGACATGATTCCGTTCCTTAACCTTGGCGCTGCTGGCATCAGTCAACTCACGGCTGAGGCTGAACGGCTCGGCCTCAAGCTCACCACCGAAACGGCACGTTCGGCGGAAGCGTTCAACGACAACCTTACTGCGCTCAAAGCGTCTTCGTCATCGCTCGGTATCTCGCTGGCCCGCGACTTCCTGCCGGAACTGACGAACATCACCAATGCCATGCGTGAGGCCGCCAACGAGGCAGGAACGCTCAAGGCATTGTGGGTGGGTCTGGGTGGAATCGGTAACTTGATCTTCAATGGCACCGAGATCAAGCAGGCCCGAGACGAGATGGCACGTATTCAGGAACTGGTCGATTCGACCCGCAAGAAGGTCGACTCTGGCCGCACTCCTGTCCCGTTCATGCCCTTCGACGTCAAGTTCAACGACGGGGCGATGGCAACGCTGCGCAAAAATCTCTCACAATGGGAACAGGAACTGGCGGGAGCGAAGCAGAGGCTGGACGCGCTGACCAGCCCGAAGCGCCCCGAAGAAAAATCGCCGACCGGCAAGCCGACCGAGGACATGCAGCGTATCGCCTGTGTGGTGTCGGGTGGGCAATGGGTCAATGGCAAGTGCGAGAAGAAGTCCGCCGGTGGTGCCGAGAAAGATACCACCGGTGCGCAACTGACCGTGGTCAAAGCGCAGGCCGAAACCGAATTCAAAGTCCTCAAGGAAGGACTCGATCTGCAGAAATCGGCATTGGATCGCGCGCTCGACGACCGACTCGTCTCGATCCGTGACTATTACGACCGCAAGACTCAGATTGAGCAGCAGGCAATTGAGCAGGAACTGGCAACCAAGCAGCAGGAGTTGTCCGCCCAGTCGGCGGCGGCCGTCGGCGGCAAGGATGAAGCGCAGCGCCTCCGGGCCAAGGCCGAAGTCAAAAAGCTCGAAGGCGAGATCACCGTGCTCAACATGAAGCGCGGTGAAATCGAGGTCGCCAATGCGCACGCAGCGACCAAGGCAGAAAAGGAACTGGCTGACGAATTGGCTCGCGTGCGCGACCGGCTCGCTGAGATCCGGGGCAGTGGAGGCGGTGACGTCACCCGAGTGCGGCTCGAACGCGAATACCAGCCACTCATCGAGAAGTTGCAGCGCATGGGCGATACCGCTGGCGTGGCCGATGTTGGCCGTCTGGTCAATGTTGAAGCCGATCTTGCCGAACTCGGCAAACTCGAACGCCAGTATCAAAACGTCACCGACCGCATGAGCATCCGCGAGCGGGAACTGCAGGTGCAGAAGGATGCCGGCATGCTCACCGAATCGCAAATGCGGCGTGGTGTGCTCGATCTGCACCAACAGACCGCTGCCGAAGTGGAAGGCCTGATCCCGAAGATGCAGGAACTGGCGGCATCCACCGGATCGGAGGAGGCCATCAACCGGGTGGCCCGCCTCAAGGTTGAGGTCGCTGGTCTCAAGACGCAAGTCGACGACGTGGCCACCCGCATCAACGGCGACGTGGAGAACGCCTTCGCCACGATGTTCGAGCAGATTGGTTCCGGTGCGAAATCGGCCAAGGATGCGTTTGCTGACTTTGCCCGCTCGGTGATTTCGGCGATCAACCGTATCGCTGCGCAGAAGATCGCCGAGGAATTGTTCGGCGGGATGAACAAAGGTGGCGGCGGTGCAAGCGGTGGATTGGGTGGCCTGATCTCTGGGTTATTCCAGTGGGCCGGCTTTGCTTCGGGTGGCTACGTCACCGGGCCGGGCACCACGACATCGGATTCCATTCCGGCACGACTGTCCGCCGGGGAGTACGTCCTGCGTGCGGAAGCCGTGCGCCGGGTCGGCGTCGAATTCCTGCACACCTTGAACGGTGGTCTCGCTGCCCCCCGCTGGATAGGGCCGCGTCTGGCCTTCGCCGAGGGTGGTCTGGTGCCGGAAGTTGCGTCTGCTCCAGCTGCTGCGCCGTCGCAATCGGTGCGCATCGTCAATGTTATCGATCCCGGCATGGCAGGCGACTATCTCAATTCCGCCGCCGGAGAAAAAACCATTCTCAACGTTCTCTCGCGTAACGGTTCTGCCGTGCGCGAATTGCTCAGGTAAGTCACGGAGTACGGCATGGCATTTACCAGTGGCACCGCCACCGATTATCTCGATCTGTTGAACCGCTTGAAGCAGTTCGTCACGCAGGACATGCTGCCGGCCAATGAACGCTGGTCGGTGTTGCGCTGGGTGCCGGGACCGCCGGCAGAACTGGTGCTGCAGGGCCCTGGGCTGGCGGGAGCCGATCAGATCAATGTCGGCATCGTGTCCGAGGCCGGCGCGGACTACGGCAACTGGAAGTTGCGCGGCTTCGTCGGTTGGAATCCGGTGCAGACCTTCGACGGCCAATACAACCCGAGCGGAACGTTCTACGCGCTGCTCATGGCCTCGGCCATGCCGTATTGGATCGTCGCCAGCGGCCGTCGCATCGTGATGGTGGCCAAAACCGGCACATATTACGAAATGATGCATCTGGGCCTGTTCCTGCCCTATGCCACACCTGGCCAGTACCCGTATCCGCTCCTGGTGGGTGGTACCTATAACGGTTCGACGCGCTGGAGCAATTCCTACCAATACCGCAATCACCTGCCCAAGTCGTCGGGTTATTCGGGCGCGTACTACGCGCCGACCGGCGTCTGGACCGGCGTGTCGCCGATGTGGCCGAGCAGTTGGGGCAGCAATACCCGCGAATGCCCGGATGGCTCCTACCCGCTGCTGCCCTTCATTCTCGCCGGACTAGGGGAAATGGACGGTTGCTACGCCGTGCCAGGCTATGCCAATGCGGCCGAAAACATCATCAACGTCGGCGGCGTCGATCATCTGGTGGTGCAGGACGTGTTCCGCACCGGCTACAACGACTACTGGGCCTTGAAGCTCGCGTAAGGTAAACGATGGCATTTCAATCCGGCATCACCACCTCGCCGAACGACCTCCTCGACAAGATCCGGCTCTTTGCTACCGGCTCCTGCGGTTACGTGCAACTGATGTATCAGGCTGACGCGGGTTACTTCCGTCTGCACCTGCAGCACGTCGCCAGCGGCCAGTTCGTCAACCTGCATTCCTACGCAGGCTACCTCGCCTGGTACGGATCAACGAGTTTTAGCAGTGGGCTGGCCTACAGTTCGCAAACCGTCGCCTCGGGTTCGTTCTCCGTCTCGCAGATGTCGGGCAGCGCCGAGTATTTCCTCTTTGGGGGCGACGGCTGGTGTTACTGCATCGTGCAGACAGCCAGCACGACTTATGGGCCGCTCATCTTTGGGGCGATCACCAAGACCTGCACATTCACTGGCGGCGCTTTCCTGTCGGACACTTACAGCACCTATGTGCGGGCCGATATCGACGGCAATACCAACAAGTGGAAATCGGGGAGTTACTACTCTTCTGGCGAGGAGACCGTAAAAGCGTTTTATTCGGCGACCACGCGCCAGTTGGATAGTTATTCACCCATTGTTTTTAACGGCGTGACGCCGCTTTATCCCGCGACGGTCGAGATCGGTCGTCCGACGCCCAGCTATTTTTCTTCATTGGTTGGCTATGTGCCCGGCGTGCGCTTGCTGCGCATGAACGGGCAGTACGTGAATAAGGACATCGTCACGCTGGGTGGCAGCGACTGGATGGTCTTCAGCATGAGCTACGGCGGCTACGGATTTCTGAAATGACGATCTACGCCGGAGCAGTCCTGCCGTCCGGATTGCCGTCTAATCCCGCCTATGGCACGGCCTACAAGTTTCTGCCAGCCCCATTGACGTTGCCTTACCCGGGGGCCGTGGCCAGCAACCCGCCGAATGCGGGGGTGATGACCAACAACCTGCCGGTCGCCGAGATCGTGGTGGGCTTTGCAGGAACTGTCGTTCGTCAGTTCGAGCAGGACTGGTATCACCACGTCCACCTGCTGCCGGCCAAAATTGCACTGGGCAACCTGCTGTCGACGCAATTGCGCCAGGTGGAGGTGTGGAATGCCCATTTCGCGCCCAAGACCTTGTCGGCGATCAATGGCCAGAACGATGGCGGCATCACGTTGGCCGCGCCAGCCAATCCACCGACTACCTACGGTATGCTCGAATCTCGGCTGCACAACGTCTCGGTGAGCCTCGACGGGCCACCGGTGATCGAAGCCGATTTCACTTTCCAGTTTCCGGACGAAGCCCCGACCCTGTCCATCTCCGGGCGGCGGGTGGTGGTGTTCGGCCTGAAACCCAACTGGAAGGACGGCTGGCTGGAACGCTTGATGTGGACCACTGACGTGCTCACCGCCCGCGACGGATCAGAGCAGCGCGTCAGCTTGCGAGCTAGGCCGCGCCGTTCGCTGGAGTTCTCGATCCTGGTGGGTAGCGGCGATGCCGCACTGCTGGACGTGTTGCTGTCGGCCTGGCAGTCCAGAGTCTACGCACTCCCCATCTGGCCCGACAAAGGCGTCCTGGCCGCTCCGGTGACGGCCGGCAGCACGGTGATTCCGCTGACCACCACGAACCTGGAATACGAGGCTGACGGTCTGTTGGTGATTGGTTCTGACAGCCGCAACACCGAGGCGGCAGAAGTGCTGTCGGTGGCGAGCAACGCCGTGACCTTGAAGCAACCGTTGCTGCAATCTTGGCCAGCAGGCGCGTTTGTGACACCGGCACGCACAGCCCGGCTACGGGTGACGCAGAATGTATCGAGGGTGACCGATGCCATCGCCACGGCCCGACTGGTGTTCGATATTGCCGGCACCACCGCGATCACCAAGCAGGAGTCGACGACGACCTTCAATTTGAATCCGGTATGGATCACCCGACCGAATCGGGTGCGCGATGTCGATACCGACTATCAGCGGCTCGCCGAAGTGCTGGATTTCGAAACCGGCATTACAGCAGTGGATGATCACGCCGCGCGTCCCTTTGTGCGCCGCTCCTTCGACTACCTCTTCAAAAATCGCACGGAGATTGCTGCTTTCCGTGGCTGGCTCGCCGCTCGGCTGGGTCGCCTGACCGCGTTCTGGCATCCGACATGGGAAGCCTCCCTCGTTCCGACCAAAAAAATTCTGTCCAATCAGACGGTGATGACGGTGGCCTCGCGCGGCTACGCGCTCTATTTCAATCCGATGCCGGGGCGCACCGAAGCTGCGTTCCTCTACAAGAACGGCACCTGGTATTTCCGCACGATCCTGAGTTTCGGCGCAGGCACCACCGGTGACGAAGAAGTGATGACGATCAACCAGTCCTTTGGCTTCGATGCCAATCCCGAAGACTGGCTCGCGATCTACTTTCTGGAAAAGACCCGGCTCGACGCCGATCAGATCGAGATCAACTGGCAGACGGACAGCGTCGCCGAGGCGTCCGTCCCGATGCGGAGTGTGAAAGCATGACCTACACCACACAGGAAACGTCGATCGCCGCAGGCCAGCCAGTCGAGCTTTACCGCTTCGTCCTCGGTCAGCAGGTGTGGACGGTGACCAGCGGTCGGGAGGCCATCACCTATCAGGTCGAAAGTTATGTTCCCGCCGTGATCCGTCGCTCGGCCGTCGAGCAGTCGCCCGACTTTGCCCGCAACGGCATTGACCTCGAATGCGCCCGCGATTTCGCGGTGGCACAACTCTTCGCGGCGGCACGGCCCAATGGCGTGGTGTCGATCACACTGTTTCGCAATCATCTGGGCGACGCTGAGTACATCACCTGGTGGAAGGGGCGTGTGGCCTCCGTGGTGTTCAGCGGCAGTACCGCGAAGATCCGCTGTGAATCGATCTTCACCGCTTTGAAGCGGCCGGGCTTGCGCGCTCACTACCAGACCGGTTGTCGCCATGCGCTGTTTGATCCGGGCTGCGGGATGAACAACCAAGCCTACAAGGTGGCCGGCACGGTGAGTGCGATGTCGGGACTGAACGTGACGTCCAGCACCTTGCTCTCTCAGGCCACCGGCTGGCTGACCGGGGGCTACCTCCGGGTTGGCGGCGTGCCCCGCATGATTACCAATCACTCGGGCGACACCGTCACGCTTTCAGCGGTGCTGCCTGGAATCGCCGTGGGTTCGGCGTTTGAAGCCTTTGCCGGTTGTGACCGGTCGTTTGCCACCTGCCAGAGCAAGTTCGGCAACAGTCTCAACTTCGGCGGGTTTCCGTGGATTCCCGTCAAAAACCCCTTCGCCGGGGATTCGATTGTCTGAGGGCTGAATCATGTGGGTACAGATTGCCATCTGGGTCATCACCACGGTCATTGGCATGCTGCTTACGCCCAAGCCGCCGAAGCCCAGTGCGCCCACGCCGGGCAACCTCGACGTGCCGGTAGCGGAATCAGGCAAAGCCATTCCGGTGCTGTTCGGCACCCGCGTCATCCGTCAGGCCAATGTGGTCTGGTATGGCGACGTCAAAACCACCGAGATTCGCCAATCGTCTGGCAGCGGAGGCAAGAAGTGACAACCATCCCCCCAGCCCCCTTCCCGAGGAAGGGGTTGATCGTGACGCACGACGACGCGAAGGCCTTCGGCTACTGCAATGCGGGACTGCGCAAGTGGTTCCCGCGTGAGGGCGTGACCTTCGATGATTTCCGGCAGAACGGGGTGACGTCCGAGTGGTTACGGGCCACCGGGGATGCGATGGCGAGCCGCCTCGCGGACAAGATAGAAAGGCAGATCGAAGCACAACAGGAGACTGTGTAAATGGGTGGCGGCGGAAAACGCGGTGGTGGGTCATCAACCTATGTCGTCGGCCATCGCTACTACGCCGGACTGCATTTGGCACTGTGCCACGGGCCAGTGGATGCCGTGACGCGCATCATCGTCGGCGAGCGCACAGCGTGGAGTGGCAGCATCACGTCCTCGCAGACGATTTACATCAACGCGCCCGAACTCTTTGGTGGTGAATCTCGTGAGGGCGGTGTCCAGGGCTACGTCGAGATCAAGATGGGTGGTCCGGCAGAAACGGTTTCTGGCTACCTGCAGCAGAAACTCGGCAGCGTGATCCCCGCGTTTCGTGGCGTGGTGTCGCTCATCGCCCAGCAATGCATGCTGTCGGCCATGAATCCTTACGTCAAGCCGTGGAGTGTCGAAGCGCGGCGCATCCCGGCACCGGCGGCGCTGGGCGGCGGGAGCGTCAACGGGGACGCCAACCCGGCGCACATCATCTACGAGTGCCTGAACAACGCAACGTGGGGTCTGGGCTACGCGGCCAGCGAGATCGATACCACCAGTTTCCAGGCATCAGCCAATACGATGGCCTCGGAGCAGTACGGCCTGTCGATCTTGTGGGATCGTGAGCAGCCCCTGGAGGAATTCATCGCCGAGGTACTGCGCCATATCGATGGAACGCTCTATGTGCATCCCCGCACCGGCAAGTTCGTTCTGAAACTGGCCCGAGCGGACTACACGGTTTCCAGCTTATTGGTGCTCGATGCGTCGAATATCCTCGAGTTGGAGAGTTTCTCGCGACCGGCGGAATCGGAACTGGTCAATCAGATCACCGTGCGCTACCGCGACCGATCCACCGACAAAGATGCCGCCATCACAGTGCATGATCTGGCCGCACTGGAACTGGCGGGTGGCGTGGTGTCGTCAGCCACAGTCGATTATCCGGGAATCACCAATGGCAGCCTGGCATCCCGGGTGGCCTTGGGCGATCTCAAGCAACTTTCGGTACCGCTGGCCAAAGCCACGTTGATCACCAATCGGCAGGCGTCCAATCTCAACATCGGCGAAGTGCTCAAGTTCACTTGGCCGGAACTGGGGATTGCCCAGTTGGTGATGCGGATTGTGCGTGTGTCCTATGGCACGCTGACCGACGGCCGGGTGCGGATCGAGTGCGTGGAAGATATCTTCGGCTTGCCATTGGCCTCCTACGTTTCCCCGACACCGACTTCGTGGATATCGCCACTGACGTCACCCGCCCCGGTGCCCTTTTGGCGACTGAATGAAGCGCCGTGGTGGACCGTGGTCAAACGCGTCGTCGGCGAATCGCAAACAGCCAGAGACGAATTGGACCCGCAGGGAGGACTGTTGGTCGCCTGTGCGAGTCGGCCCTCTGGCGATTCGCTCAACGTCAAGTTGCTGACCCGACAGGGCAGTGCGGCCTACGCCGAGGTGGAGACAATGGGTTTTACGCCCAATGCGACCATCACCAATGCCATCGATGAGCAGACCACTGTACTCGCCATCGGCAATGGCCAAGATTTGGACATCGTGAAACTCGACACCTTTGCCTACCTCGACAACGAGATCGTGGCCGTCAAGGCAATCAATCTGGTCGCCAATACGGTCACGGTGGATCGAGGCGTGCTCGACACGGTGCCGGCGGCACATCTGGCCGCTGCGCGCCTCTGGTTTGCCGACGTGGTGGAAGCGCTGATCACCGAGCAGTACCTGTCCGGTGAATCGCTGCAGGTGAAGATGCTGCCCGCCACCGGCCTTGGGCGCTTGGCAGAATCGGCAGCGCCGACGGACAACTACACATTCGCCAGCCGGATGATTCGTCCCTATCCGCCGGGCAACGTCAAAGTGAATAACGTGATGTGGCCGACGACGATTCTCGGTCAGATCGCGCTCACCTGGGCCCATCGCGACCGGATGCAGCAAACCGTGTACTTGGTGACTCAAGCCGAGGGTAACGTCGGCCCGGAGGCCGGCACTACTTACACCGTGCGCATCTACAACGAGAACAACGCGCTCCAGAAAACCGTGACCGGTCTCACCACGACTGCCTGGACGTATCTCGTTACGGACGAGGTGGCCGATAGCGGATTCGGGCGCATCAACGGCAAGTTTAAGGTCGAGATCGAAACGGTGCGCGCCGGCTACACCAGTTGGCAGAAACAGACCCGCAGCGTCGAGCGCGCGGGGTGCGGATTGAACTACGGCAAATACTATGGAGGCATCTGATGGCAAACACTGATCCGAACTTTGGACTCACCTATGGATGGGCGCTCGGCGAGTCGGGCTGGCATACCAGCATGGACGCCAATCTGAAGCGGCTCGGCGCGGTGGTCGGACTCTCGGTTAAGGATCGGGATCTGATCACGCCGCCGGCAAGTCCCGTCGACGGTGATCGCTACATCGTCCCCGCCGCCGCCACCGGCGTCTGGGCAGGCAAGAGCAACCAGATCGCCATCCGTGTGGCGAGTGCCTGGGAATATTACGTCCCCAAACTTGGCTGGCTCTGTTTTATCGAGGACGAGGCAGTTCTGTCTGCCTACAAGGTTGCCGGATGGAGTGCTGGCGTCGCGATCTGAACTGAAAACTATGCAACCACCGAACCCGCCCTCGAGGCGGGTTTCGCATTTCTGGAGGACTGAAAACATGGGCGAAGAACAAATCGAGCGGCGAAAGATGGTGACGCTGCCGCAGGAAGATTTCGAGGAAATCCTGGAGCGCGCCGCCGAGCGCGGTGCCCGGCATGCACTGTCTGAAGTCGGCCTCGATGGACCGGATGCCGCCCGCGATATCCATGAGTTGCGCGGACTTCTGGACGCCTTTACCGAGGCCAAGAAAACCGCCGGCCTGACTATGGTGAAGATGCTGGTTACGGGCTTGGTGATGGCGCTGCTCGCTGGCGCGTTCGTAAAACTCAAACTGTTCGGAGGTGCGCAATGATTGAGACACTGCTCGGCGGCTTACTGGGTGGTGCGTTTCGCCTCGCGCCGGAAATCCTCAAATGGCTCGATCGCAATGGCGAGCGCAGTCACGAACTGTCCATGCAGGACAAAGCGCTGGAGTTCGAGAAACTGCGCGGGGCGCAGCGCATGGGTGAAATTGGTGCCTCCGCTGATGCTGCATGGAACACCGGGGCAATCGAAGCATTGAAGGAAGCCGTGGCGGCGCAAGGGCAACCTTCTGGTGTCAAGTGGACCGATGCGCTGTCGATCAGCGTGCGGCCTGTGATCACGTACTGGTTCATGGCACTCTACTGCGCAGCCAAGACGGCAGCGTTTGTGGCAGCACTTACCGCCGGGGCTGGTTGGGGTACGGCAGTTCTGCACGCCTGGACGGAAGCAGATCAGGCGTTGTGGGCTGGCGTACTGAATTTCTGGTTCCTTGGGCGCGTCTTTGACCGGGTGCGGTGGTGATTGATGTTCCGCAGGCAGCCGTCGAACTGGCCAAGCGCTTCGAAGGATTCGAACGCAAGGTGAAGCGCGGCACGGAAATCACGGCTGTTCCCTACGTCTGCCCCGCAGGCTACTGGACGATTGGCTACGGCCACCTGTGTGACTCGAAGCATTTACCAATCACCGAGGCCGAAGCCGAGATTTATCTGGCGCGCGACCTGACAACGGCATTCGTTGCCACGCTGCGCTATTGCCCAGTACTGGCCACCGAGCCCGAGGGGCGGCTCGCGGCCATCGTGGACTTCACGTTCAACCTCGGTGCTGGGCGGCTGCAAACCTCAACGCTCCGGCGGCGGATCAACCAGCGGGACTGGGTCGCGGCTGGGCAGGAACTGCGCCGCTGGATCTATGGAGGCGGAAAAGTTTTGCCTGGACTGGTGACGCGGCGTGAGGCTGAGATTGCTTTGCTTTAATCAGTGACGCACTTCACTTTGCTGGTTTTTTGATGCCTTCAGCAAGCTTTAATAGCTGCTTCATCTCTGCGTCAGTGAATGATGCATCTTTAAGATAACGAAGAAACACCATAGCCTCTGGTTGGTCATGCAAGAAATCAACGACTTCTGGGTCGGTTGAAGATGACAGGCGGAACAGAACATCTGGATCGGCCGCAAGCACCTTGGCAAGTGCCTTAACGACCTCCGGGCGAGGGGGGTGCTCCTTTCCTCGCTCAATCCGACTCAGATAAGCGGGCGAAATGCCGATCTTGCTTGCTGTTTCCCGCAAGCCAAGATCTTGTGCAACCCTAAGGTCGCGGATGGTTTCGCCAAAATTATTCATGGGCCAAATTTTAGCCCAATGTTTAGTGTTGTGCAACACAGAACAAGATTGGTAGAATATGGCATGCGAGAGTACCATCTACCTTTTCTTGTCAATCCTTGGGTGCTGCATATCAACGGGCAGATCCAAGTGTCGTCTTAGGAGAGACCAGTGCAAGGCGAAGAGGTGCTAACGATCAAGGATGTGGCAGCCCTGTTAAAGGTTGGTGAAAAAACCATCTACTCCATGGCGCAGGGTGGGGAGCTTCCTGCATTCAAGGTCAGGGGGCAATGGCGGTTCTCCCGAAAAGACCTCGATGCCTGGATAGAGCAACAAAAGCATTCAACACAGGATTTCGGGGAAGGACAGAAAAAATGA